GCTTCAGCTTGATCAATATCCATATCTTTTGCAGCGTTTAGTGCTTGTAGCTGTAGTTCTATTTCATCTAATTCATCTTCAGCCACAACTTGAGAATCAAACTCGTAATAAGCTTTTTCTCTCAAAGGGTGGTATAAAGATAATAGTTTTTGAAGTATTTGGTTTTCAGCAGGAACAGAAAGCACACCATCTCTAAAAGTAATATGCCCCAATGTAACTTCTCCTTTTTGCTCTGACACAAATGGAGAATTTTGATTAGTCGCATATCTAAGTTCTCTTTGTTCTTTATTAACAGGATCAAACCATAATAATGGAAATTTTCTGCTGTGTTTGCTTGGTATTGTTAATGTTAATGGTTGTTTTCTACCTTTAACTACGTATGTTCTTGGTTTTATTTCCCAAGAATCTACTTTTTTAACTTCTTTTTTAATTTGTTTAGGTGGTGCTACTACTACTTCTGGTTCTTGCACTTCCACCTCTTTAGTTTCTTTTTTTGCCATGATATAATAAAATTAAATAATTAAAAAAGGCTATAGGGCGCCGAAGCGCCCTTTAACCTTAAAATGATTATGCTCCTTTGAAGATCACAAAGTTATTAGCAGCTTGTACAACTAAACATCTTTCTGACAAGAAGTTTACTGTCATAGCATCTAAGTCACTTGTGAATGCCCCACCAACAGAACCAGTCAACCAAGACTTCATACGTCTGTCATCAGCTTGTGAAGCGCGATAACGTACGTGAAGGAATGGACGACGAATGTTTGTTCCTAGGATTTGATCATACACTGTTGAAGTACCAGCTGGTACAAGAACTCCTTCTACTGAAGCTGGCCCAGTTTGAGCGCCACGAGTTGAAGCATCGTTCAAGTATTTCCAGTCAGTCTTATAGAAGTCATAAGAGCCTCTGCGGAAGCCAGTGAACCCAAGGTTCAATGCCATTTCAGCTGAGTTTTCAAATAGTCCATAAGCAGTACCACCATCACCACCTGAAGATAAGCCAGCAAGCATATCGTCAAATTCTAGATTAGTGTTGCGATTCAAGAAAAGCATGTTTTCTTCAATAGCTCCTTGAGTATCTAGGTTGCGTAGAATATCATCAAAGTCACCGATACCAGTAGCGGCTGTAAAACCTACCATTTTATTTCCACGACCTTCGATCGCAGCAAACAAACCTTCAGTACCAGTTACACCAGTAATAGTAGAACCATTAAGAGTATCAACTTGCTCACCTTCAACAACAGCCATTTCTAAGTAATCTTCAAAACGTAGTCTTGTTTCAGACTCAGCTTTTAGATACCATAGATATCCAGAAGTACCATCTTCAGTAGCAACCTCTACCCAACCGATTTGAGCCGTGTCAGAACCATTGATCGAGTATGAATTACGAATGATAACTGGCTTGTTAGAAAATTGCTTAAAAGCAGGAGTAACTGACATAATTGGATAGTCGTTACCATTTATTGCTAAATTTCCAGTTCCAGCGATAGTAGTGTTAGTTCCTTTTGGATATTCAGAACCATATACAAAGATCTTCAAATCACCAACAAGTCCTTCAGTAGTTAAATCAAGTGAACCGTAAGGTTTTACAAGCAATTGACCACTTGTAGTGTCAGATTCAATAACCAAACATTTTGATTCAGCTCCAAAGTCATCTAGCACAACGATAGTTTGTTGTGGCGAAATAACGTTTTCTACTGGATTAGCACCGATAGCGATTGGAATATCAATAGTGTTAGCTGCTCCACCGTTAGTACAACCGTCATAAGCAATATGCAAACGGTTTTGTTCAGACCAAATAACTTGATCAGATGTCATTGGTAGTTCAGCACCAACCATACGTAAGAATCCAGAAAGCGTACGATTTCCGTAACGCTCTACTTCAGCTTCGTATAGCTCAGGCAAATATTGCTGCGCGAAGTTCCCTCCAGCAGCGCCGTCGAATGATATATAGTTTTCCGCTAGTGTTTGTTGCAGTTGCGAGGGTACTATAGTACCAAACGTAGGGGTTAATGTTCCCATAATTTAAAAGTTTTAATTAGTTAAATTTTTTAGTTTTTACTTTTAGTCTAGACGAATCTACACCACTAATTGATCTTACTTTTAAACCATTTATAAAGACGTTTCCGTCGGCAACTTGCCGTGGCTTGTCACTACTTAGGTTTTTAGAAGAGTCGATAACACCTTTAATGCCATCGGCTTTTCCTTGTTCGTAAAAATGATTAGCGATTTTATCCGCATTCATTGCAGCGTAAAGCGCTTTATGGTAACCACTTGGATCAATAACTTTACCTTCTTTATCTATATAATTGCTGATAAAATTATTTATATCAACTTGTGATTGTCCAACTTGCTTTGGATTTTGAACTTTGTATCTAAACTTTTTTTCACCTAAACTAAAATCAAAACCTTTGAAATCATCAGTGAATAATTGTTCAGTTTGAGATTTAAAATCCTGAGCTTGTTTTTCAGCTACCTCTTGCTGCTCATTATATCGATTGTAAAAGTCCAAAGCTTTTTGCTGATCTTGAGTAACACCAGGTCTCAACTTGATTTCCTGGTAATATTTATCTTTCATAGCATCAAGCTCTTTACGGGCTTTTGCAACTTCTTCTTTAAAAGCCAATTGTTTCTTTTTTATGTCTCTTGGCTCATCAATTTCTTCATCGTACTTAAACTTATCTTCCATTAGAAAATTAATTTCTTCTAAGTTAAGATGAGGTTTAGACGCTTTGTAAAATTCTGTAACTAAAGCCTGATCATCTATTTTAGAGTAATCATGATTTAATCTTACATAATCTTCCATCGTACCACCTGTTTCGTTCATAAAATCAACAAGTGCTTGTATATTTTCAGGTAAAGGTTTACCTTGTTTAACCGTTTCTTTTACAGCCTCTTCAGCTTCTTCGTAGAGCTCCATTGTTTTTTCATCAAGCTCTTCTTCAGTAATTTCTTGTATAGGACTTTCTAATTTTTCTTCGGAGCTCCGTACTTCTTCAACCACTTCTTGGCTGTCGCTACTGTCTTTGGACTCTTCGATAGCAACATTGCTATCATTTGTCTTCTGTGTTTGAACGGCATTTTCTTCTTTTATTTCAACCTTAATAGGTTCTTCTGTGTTTGTGTTAGGATCTTTTGTAAGATCTACTTTTACAGGTTCATTTGTTTGTTCTGTAAACTTTTTAGGCTTTGATTTTATTTTAAAATCGCCTTCTTGTTTGACCTCTACGGCCGCGTTTTTTTCTGACATAATATAATATAATTAAATAATTAAAAATTAACGAGGCTCAAATTGTTCTAATCCAAAACCTCCTAATGAATCATTACCAGCTGATTCAAAGTTTTTTGGTAATTCGTCATTTTGACGTTGTGAAATCATTTCAGACTGTTGTGTTCCAATAATTCTAGCACGCTCGTCTTTACGATCCTCTATTTCTTTTTCTTTTTCTTTCTCTACTTGAGACCTTGCTTTAGCTAGTTGCATGTTATAACTAAACTCTTCAGCCATCAAAGTTTGCTTTATTTGAGATTCAGTTTGCATTCTTTGTATTTCAAACTGAGATTTAGCTTGCTCTAGCGCTATTTTTTGTTCGTTTATTACCTCTTGCTTTTGTGTTTCTGCCAACGCGGTTTGTTCAGCAAGTTGAGCGTTAGCTTGAGCTTGAGCCTGTATATTAGCTTGTTGTGCTTGCTGATCTCTTTCAGCTTTTAATCTACGTTTTTGTTTTAGCATTTGATTTGCTAACTTTAAATTACGTATTTGTCTAAGATCAATAGCGTCTTCTAAATCAATACCACCCGACTGCAATGCCACTTGTATGTTTTGTTCTAACTGAGCTTTAGCTTCTTCGTCTGGTTCTAAATCCAAGAAAATACCAAAATCATGTAAGTTTAAATGTGAAACTTCTTTTAAAGTTTCAACATTGTAAGTAGATATACTTTCCTTTAAAGCTTTAGCAGTCAAAGGATAGTTTAATACATCTGATATTTTTTTAGATATATTTTCACAAAGCCTAAGAGTTAGATAAAGACTAGCGTTGTTTATATGTTTTGTAGCTATGTTTGATTGTTGAGCTGCTATTTTTTGTAAACCTACTAATGTATCTTTATCTGGCAATGTTCCGTCTCTAGCTTCATTAAGACCCGTCACGTCACGTATCATTTGTATGTAATAATTGTATGTGTTTACAAGCGCTCCAATTTTAGCTTGACTAGCAGATGTTGATAACTCTTGAACAGGAACTTTACCAGCATTCATTGCACCGTCTTGTGTTAACGATCTACCAACAACAGAACCAGTTTGAAAATACATGTTTAATGCTTCAGCTGGATTATAGTTTGTACCGTTACCAAGATCAACTTCTGCTAGTCCGTCCATATCTAAAAATACACCATCAGGTACCATACGTGATATCACTTGTTGTAATTTTAAATGCGTTAATTGAACCATATCGGCAAAGCCCATTGTTTTTGTAACAAGTGATTCAATTCTGCCTTTGTACATACGCGGAGCGCATATAGCATAATTCATTTCAACCTTAGTAGTATCAGCTAAAGGTCTCGTCATGTTTTCAGACATTTCCCACTTAAGCATCATATCTGTGCCTAAAACTTTTACACCTTCAAATAAAACTTCAACACTTCTAGAAACTCTAGTAAAATTATCATTTTCTGGAGGATCAAAAGTGTCTGGCTTTTCTAGTATTTTTTCTAAACCTTGATCAGTTTCTTTTAACTTAAAAACTTGATCCATATATGTTTTATATTCAAAATATAAAACCTGAACAGTGTTTTCGTCGTATGCTCCCCAACCGTATATATAATTATTATTACTATATGATTTTTGAATTTTTTCTAGCTCAGCATCAGATATATGCGGAAATTGTTTTTTAATCTCAGCAACAGTTAAAGCTTTAACTTCTCCAACATAATATAAATCTTCAAAATTTGGATCTTCTGTATAAGAATAAACCATATAAGAAGGATCAACATAATCTAAAGTTATACCATTGCTTGGGTTAAAATTAGTTTTAGCTGCTGCTATACCTAAAACAACAAGATCTTCATTTAATCTTCGCTTTAGCAATTCATATTTATTTGTTGCTAAAACTTGAGTTATTGCTTCTTCTTCAGCTATTTCTATAGATTGCTTATAACTAAGCTGCAAATGCAATTCCATTTCCTCTATAGTCTTGGGTAGATTTTCTTTTGACACGCTTGTCTTAGATATATCTTGACCAGTTGTTGCTTTTAATTGCTCTATAATATCTTGAGCAAATATATCTTTAGCTAAAGCTTTAGCATAATTAGTTCTTTTCTTTAAACTTTGTGGATCTTGAGCGTAAGCTTTTATATCGTAGTCTTTGTTTGATATACCATTAACTAATATGTTTACAAATTTAGATAGTATAGGTACTGGTTTCCAGTCTAAATTAAGATAAGACAAATCACCATTAATAGATAATTCATCTTTGTATTTTTGAACAGGTTGCTCGCCTCTAGCGTATAATC